TCTTACCGCGATAGCGGTGTGGCAGCGCCTCCCTAAGGCGGCGCTCCAATTCGCCCCAATACTCGGGAGTAGCCGGGTCGAAACCTTCGGCGGCCACTTCGTCGTCGATCACCTTAACGATGCGACTATCGCGCTGACCGCTGTCAGGCTTGTACCACGAGTTGCGCGCCAAGAAAGCATTAACGTTACGACTAGTGGAGGGGTCGAGTTGTTGCGCGCCGGTACTCTGCGGCGTGTTGTTGACCATGCGGATGGTACCCTCAAGGTCCTCGACTCTACGGCGGGCCGTGTACATCAGATCGTTGGCTTCAGCTACCGCGTTGGGATCTCCGGTGGTCAACGACTGTGCGTACGCGCTACGGGCCCCGGCTAAGTTATTTTTAGCGTCATCGAGCGCTTTATCTAACATCGCCCTTTCATGGACGCCAGTGCGGCGCTCCTGAACTGATAAGCGATCGTTCAACTGGCGCAATTGCGTCTGTTGCGACCGGATAAGGGCGTCTTTAGCATCGAGCTTATCCTTAAGGCGTTTCTTGCGTTGCTTGCGCTTCTCAGAGCTGGATAACTTATCCGAGCGGTCCTGTTGACGTATGCCTTCGCTAGTTAGGCGAGTGTCTTCCTCGCCCTCGTCTCCGGCATCATCTCCCTCGTCATCTTCTTGATTGCTTTTGTTCTTTTCCGAACCAGCCTCAACTACGTCAAAGTCCTCTTCTTCTTGATCGCCGGATTTCGGCTTATCAAGTTCTACCGAGTCGGTATTATTATCTTTATCGTCCTGTGCCATTGTTTACCCCTGTTACGCGAGCGCGTCGCCCGCCGTTAAATATATGCTTTAAGCGCCAATGGATTACCTACTTTCTCGCCTAATAGATCGAGGTCATTGATCATCATGAATAACGCTTTGTTCATTACCGACTTACCCTGACTGTCCAATAGGCCAGTATCATATTCAATCCACCACTTATCCTGATTGTACTTGGGAATTCGGACAAACATGCCCTCCTTAACCCACGCCCCCTCAGGCCACTTCTCTAAAGTCGTCCGGTTTCGAAACGCCACCGGGCCGATTTCTCGAACCATCCCGGTCTGCGTGTTCCACAGTTCGACCTCCTGCACGTCGTCGGGCAATAGTAACCCGCGCTGCGTCTGCTTGCGTGGACTCCTTATTTGTACCACGACACGCGACCCGAAAGGTTTAATGCCAGTGGCTACGTTAGGAAATACTTCGTCCACTTCTTTCTGCGTATACTCACTCTCAATTTCGCTTTTCAGCTTCGTCGTCATCTGCTATCTCCCTCTCGATCATCTCGGCGGCCCGCCCAAGGCCGTCATGAATACCCCACTGCCTTACAAACGCCTCAAACGTGGTCGGAGGACGGTCAAATATATCCTCCCTAACTGCTTTCTGCGCGTTACGTAATTTTACAAGTAGTCGTTCCATTCGTCAATAATCCCCGACTATTTAACTTTACCGCCACCACAATAATGGTGGTGAACGTTAATCTTATGCTTCTCATTGGGTTTGCTCATATCGTGCATAATGTGTACGTCATGCGACGTCTTACCCTTCTTGGGCATACCACCTTTTTTCAACTGATTACCCTGACTGGCAACGCTACCGCCCATTGGCACCATCGCCATGCGTTTGTGCATATTCATAACCTGCTTCATCTCGTAGTCCTCCTAATGCATTGAACCGCCATCGGTCATATTACTATCCTTGCCCTTTAAGGCGGCGACTTCAAGGGCAGTATCGTTATTGTCTTGTGTTTTATCCATTTCGGCGCTGGCACGTATACCTTCAACCGCGACATCAGTCGAAGCCTCGATATGGGCCTTCTCCATCTGTACTCCAAGCATCTTAGATAACTTGACCAACTGCATCTGCAGCGAATCCTGCTTGGTCTGGAAGTCATGCATCATCTTGGCCGTATCCTTCTGCAAGCGCTGGCTGGCTATGGACATATCGTCCTTATGCTCAGCGGCACGCTGCGCCAGTTCTTGCTGCGCGAGCGCTGTCTGCGGGTCGGGTTGCGGCTGAGTAAGTTTAGCCATCATCTGCATGGCCTGCGCCACTACCGGCGGCACGCCCTGAGTAGCCGCGGTCACGGCGGCGATCACAGTCTTAGACGACTTGGCTAAAGCCTCCGAAATGTCGCGGTCGGTCTGCCATGACTTGTCCCTGTTTGCTAATTCTTCCAGCGGTTGACCCAATTGCGTCCTACCTTCCAATCTCATTAAATCGGAGTAATAGAATAATATATGCTGTTTCAAGTGTTCCAGCATACCCGGGATGATAACCTTGGCCAAAACCGGATTGAAACCGAACAACGGACACTGCAGAAAGTCTAAATGTACTTGCAAATGTGCTAAATGATCTTGTTCCGGGAACGCCATGGTAGGCTTGCCCATGCCCATCATTACGTTTTCCGCCGCCGGGTTGGTCGGCTTGGGGGCGGGCGGTTGGGCCAATAGATCTTTGTAATCCGGCAACTTCATTAATTGGAATAGGCGGGTTAAAATCTTGTCGTCGTTCAACTTACCCGGAAATTGCGTGCGCAACGCCATTACCGCCTGTAACTGAGCGAACCTCTGGGTCTCGGAAAAGATACTGGGGTCGGACACCGGTATTATGTCTACGGGACCCTCGAAATCTTTGGGCGTGACGAAATCGCGTTCGTCCTCGCCGAACATCACTTTGCCCTTAAGGTGTTGACGGTTGATGCGGTGAATGATGCGTAAACATTCGGCCTGCGCATGATGTAACCGCGCATGGATGGACGAAAACACCTTCGCGCCTTGCTCGATTAGAGCTATGGCGGTACCCACCGGCATCTGGTTACCGGCCTCGGCTATCTTCTCCTCAGAGGTGGAAACTACGCCTTTGGCGGCCTCGGTGAGATAACCTAATAATTGCAATAGCACCGGCGACGGCCCGTTGAACTGGATGGGCATGATGACTTTGCGGATGTCATCGGAACCTATAGCGTCGACCTCGCCAACTTGCGTCGGGCTGATCGACACGGTCTCGCCGGATGGACGGCCCTTGAGCTTCATGGCCGTGGCAGAATTTTGAATGTGCGCGGAGTCTAGCAACGCGCGCAACGCGCCGGTCATGGCCGCGGACAAATCGCCTATCAATTGCGGCAGCCCGATGTCGTACGCCCCGCGCCACGGGATGAAGCCGAACTTGACTATGTACTTTTGTTCCTCATATTTGTCCTTGGCGGCGTCGTTTTTGTCCCAATTGCGGTACAAGCCAATGACTTTATGACTATCCGAATCAATAGTTATGATATACGGGCAGGACCTGTCGGTGGGTCGTTTGGGGTCGTCGAATTTGTCCCATACACTGCCCTCGTAAAACGTGTAGCGGTCGTCGTCTGTGATTTCGTTCGAATCCTTACCTTCAATCATCTCCGTCTGCTTCTCGGACTTGGTCTCGCTCATCGGGTCACCAGGCCCCGGCGACATACCTATGTCTACGTATAATCCTGCGAACACGTCCTGTTGGTACTCAAATTCGGTCTTCTTAAGGCGATGAAACTTGCGTTGAGTCCGGGCATAGGATTTCGCGCTGAACGGCAATATGAACTCATCGATAGGTACAAAATCGACGGTCGTGCGGCCCAAATCCTTGGAATAATAAATCTTCATGAACTGCGAACCGCCCGCGGGCAGTTGCGTCAACAAGCTTTCCAATTCGGACCGGTACTCAGGAATTTCCTCAGTCAGTTGCCAGTTCATGTAATCGCGCTTGCGCTGGGCCTTCTCTAGCTTGGCCTCAGTCTGCGTGCCCGCGATATAAGTGCGCACGGGTCCTTGCGGCGGGAACATTTCTTTCATCGCCGACGCGGAAAAATCCACGTAAGCCTCGGCTAACACCGGATGAGTAACGCGCGACGCACCCTCGAAATCCGCGCCGCCGGGGGCGGGGCCGCCTAAACCGGCGCGCTTCAATCCTTCTTCTTGCTGTTTGTCGCGCTCTTCTCGCGCCACGATGTCTTGCTCGATCAAGCGCATATAGCGTTCGCCGATGGCATCAAGCTCATCGGGGGGAATTACGGTGGCTAGGTTAACGTAGAAATCGTTGGGGTCACCGGTCACGATGGCACCGTCCGCGTCCATGTCTATGGTCGCGGTGCCATCGTCATTAAGCTGTATATCGTCATCTTCTTCCGGTAAGCCCAAATCCTCTGCGTCCACTTCCAACGTCTCCGCGGGACTGTCGTCGGGGCCTTGATCGAGCTTGGGTTGCTCATCTACATTAAAGGGGGTACCCGACCCGGGCAACGCGCCGCCGGTTTGCGTACCAAGCGCAGACATCGTATTAAAAGTCTTCTTGGTATCGTCCCTAGCCTTTGGTGGTCCTTTTTTCTTCTTAGCCATATCTGGTCCTCAAATTGGTGCGGACTTTGGTCAGGCCGGGGTTGTCCAGCGTTTGACGGTAGTGCGGAGTGGCTACGTAGCCATTTGAAGGAACGTAATTTTTAAACCGGTGCAATACCGACTTCACCCGCCCACCAGTCGCAAAATGCTGGGGGTTTTGATCGCCAGAGTTATTAGCCAAGTCATGTAAATTAAGAGAATTAGGGCTTCCTCCATCGGCACCATGGCTATGATTTCCGGAAGACTCTTGCCCTTGTATCTTTCGACGAGCCGCGAGATAGTCCTGTCCCACCGGGGTATCATACTGACTAAGCGTGTCCTCCAAGTCTTCTTTAGCGGGGGGCGCGGCCTGAGGAGAAGGATATGCAACGCCTCGGGAAGAGGGGGGACCGAACCCGAACATTTTTTGAAAGTGTTTGTCGTTGGACACCGCAGCGGTAAGATGGGCGGGGTCGTTGTAAAGATCGTGCTCAAGAAGTTCTTCAGCTTGCGCATTGACAGGTCCTCCTCTGGCGAAACGTGATATGTTTTGCGGCATCATAGTATTCACCACGGGAGCCGGAATTCCCGACGCCGCAGGAGCTATGGAGGACGGCATGGGGTTGACCATACCCCCGATGGCAAACCCGGGCACGGCTTGTTGATTGATTTGTTGCATCATCATCGGCGCGTACAACGATTGTAAATTTACGGGAGTGGCCAAAGACGACGTATCGGCAGCGGCAGCTTGTCCGGGCGTAAGCAGCGCCGCCAGTTGGGCGTCACTCAGATAATTGGGAAGTTCGGGCGTCAGGTCCGCAGTGGCCATCTATAGTCTCCCTTGGTATACCCTATCATTTTTACGTACATTCGTACAATTACTTTATATTTATAAAACTATTGACTGTACGGGTTGCCGCCCTTCTGGCTCATGGCCACCCTGCGCCAATAAGACATTGGTTCCTCCGCGATCTCCGCCGCTCGCATGTAGTACATATCGCGCATCAACGCTAGGAACTGGGTCACCGTATCCACGTAATCGTCGTGAGTGACATTAGGATAGAAACAAAGTTGTTCGATCATCGGCTCCGCCCAGTCGCGGAATTGCCCCGCGCGCTTCTCGTTGGCCGTCTCGGGTATCCACAATACGCCGTCCTTGACCAAGTGGGAAACGGTATTGGCGCGCTCAGTCTTGTCCGCCCTGCCGGGGTTATATTTACGGCAAGGTATACCCGCGCGTTGCAAATCCTGCCGGAGCGAAATTCCAGAACCCTTGTCCTCGATCAACACGATGTCGGGACGCCGTTCGCCCACGCCGTAACGCATTTGGTAATCGCGCATGGCGCGGTCGCGCAGGTCCGGATAAGCAAGGTGTTCGCACCATGCGTCGCATAATACCGCGCGATAACTGCCCGTACTCTCATTCGCCATCGGCACGAGACCCCACGTCGTGCACGCGGTGGGATCGTTGATGGTCTTATCGGTCATGCCAGTATCATAAGATTGCACCACCAATTCAAATTGGGGTATGGGCTTATTCTTGGGCCATAACCTGAACCAACTACGTTTGAATATACCCATTTCCTCAAGGTTGATAAGTTCGCCATGTAGTTCCTGACGACCTATGGTGGTTCCTTCGTACTTTACCAACTCGTCGAAGAATTTTTGGGGCAGATTGCCCTTGTTGTCGTAAGTGGAACCGCGAGTCAAAACCGTAGATTTATCTTCGACGATCAACTTGATCAAAGGTACTGGCTTCGGCGTCGTCGTACAGATCTTTTTCGGATTTTTGCCCAAGCGTAACCCAAAGTTCAACATCGCCCACGTCTCTTCGGCGTTTTGCCACGCCGCGACTTCCTCGCACCACGCCAAACCGTGTTGCGGGCCGCGTAACCGGTCAGGCTTTTCCGACGAAAATCCGCGAATATGAGAACCGTTTACAAATTCCAAAGTGAACAACGAGCGATTATAATTAAGTATGAGCTTGTCCGGGCAGCACGCTAACAACCCGCTTTCCCCCTCGATACAAGTATGCCTGATGTCGTCGAGCGTAGGCGCTATGATACAAGTGCGTAGGCCCGGATTATTTATGGCCTCCCACCACACCTCCTCAGCCGCGGAGCGCGTCTTACCGAAACCGCGACCGGTCATCAACATCCAAGTAGCGTAGTCGTCGGTGGGCGGCAATTGCGCGGGTCGCGCGGCGCGTAGCCAGTCCATGCGCCGTTGTAATGCTAAGATGTCGAGGGCGGAGGACCCCGTACGCTTGCGCGCGGCGGCCTCTACGGCAGCCGCAGAAGGATGGCCGCGCACCCCTTCCGTGGTCTCTGTCACGGTTGCATTTCTTCGGGCATGACCTCGTTGACCGGCTTCGGCCAAAATCGGGGGGGCCATACCGATAAATTTAGAATTTCACGGCTGTTGGGAGTGTCGCGCTTGTCCAAGGCGTAATCGCAATGGTCACGCGTCACGCGGCCAAAGGTAACCGCCCACGCGGCCAAAGTCAAAAAATCGCATAAATTTACCGCCCACAACATGCCCGCGCGCCGGGCCCGCGCGACACGCGCTGATATCGTCTCGTCGGCGTCACCCAATAAGAACGTATTACCGGCGTGGTCGAGTAAATTTAACCAGTTAAGTAAATATTGACAAAACAATAAGAACACAGTTTTCATAGCGCAAGCCTTTCCTTATTGTCGATGATGCGTAACACTTGCGACTTGTCGTGGTTATACTCGACGTGGCGCTTCAACAATCCGTAATTGGTAAAGCGCCAATAATGACCGGCGCGATAATACACGCGGTCCCCGTTACACGACATGAACATGTCGGCGTTGTGAGGGACGTTAGGAACCGAAATACCCTGAGGTACTATCATGACGCTTGACCCGCTAGTGCAACGTGCCCGACTTCGCCGCGTCCGACTTTTCCTTGCGCAAAGTCTCCACCTTGGCCCACAACTCGTTTACCTGATTCGCCACTTGATCCGCTGCCTCGTTGGCCTTGCTGGAATCTAACGGCAACACGTTTAGCCCATAGGCTTCGCGCTCGATCTGCACCAAGCGCGTCATGACGCGTGATAGTTGCTCCAGCAATTCCGCCGGAGTCCTGTCGCCGATCAATACGGACAATTCCTTGTAAAGATTGCGGAAAATTTCCTTCTCCGGCGTGCCGTCCTCGGCTGCCGACATGTGTAACACGGCGAACAATTCTATTAGCCGGGATGAAAACTTTTCGGCGGTCTCGCGCAATTTTCGCACGTCCTTGCGATGGATGTCGAGCACCGCGGCGGCTTCTAGCACTGCCACCTTAGTCACTTCTTCCGGCCTTAAGTCGGAATCCATAGAAAACTTCGGCCCGCTAGGCGAAGTGCTGGCGACGCCGTGGGCTTGCTGTACGGCAAAGGGGTCGAGCGGCTTGCGCTCCCAACCGTATTTCTGCGCATAGTCGGAAATGCGGCTGTAGGAAGTACCAAACTTCTTAGCGATGGCCGACACAGGAAGTACACCGGCGCGGTAATCGAGTTCTATAGCTGTCCAATCTAATTCATTAATCATATGACTAAAATATCATAAAATAAAGCCGAATTACAAGTTAACCCTCAACCCAAGCCGTGCCATTACACCAAACTTTGCAAGGAGTGCTACTTCCACCTGTAGGTGTAGAATTATAAGCGCAAGTCGCGCTGGTGTCAGTGGCCAAAGCCTCGGAACCCTTAATAGTAGAAGTACAAGATGGGAGGGTTGATACGGTATATTGTTTTAGTTGAAATAGGCCACCCATAGTCAAAGAAACGCCTGTCACAGTAGAAGATGTGCCGATGGCCACTCCTCCGCTACTGCCGATAAGCATAGCCGTTGTTGCGGTGTTATTTGAAACGCCACTTGCTGCTGGCTCAAAAACATTAAAATTAATTCCTGATCCGCCATTACCCGTAGAAAAGCCGCTTTCAAGAATGAGATTACCCCCAGAGGCGTTTGTAGAACCGGTAGAAGTACCTCCAGCTTCAATTGTTAAATTTTGACCAGTTAAACCGCAGCAAACGCTATCAACACCGATGCTATCGGTTTCATGTGAACTTAAAGTTATACCATAAGCCAATGATTGGTTAAATGAACCACCAATTCCTAATGCCCCATTTTGTCCTTGTAGCCTAAACAATTCTTGATAGGCTTGCGCTCCAGAACTTATCGTCTCTCCCGTACCCATAATTATATCCGGGGCCATATTTCCGCTTATCGAAAGGTTTCCTATATAAATGTTTTGTTGATTAGATGATGAGTTTTTAGTGGTCAGCTCTATGTAAGCCGCAGAAGTATTTGTAGCTGAAGTGTTATTAACTCTAATGTCCGCAGACCCAGAGCTTGTTGGCGTATTTACGCTACCTGATGAAGTGGCGTAAACCGTCGAATCCGAAGTAGTCATATCGAATTGTCTACCAGGAGCGTTCGTATCAATACCGATTTGTCCAATTCCACTAGTATTATTTAGATTATTAATATTCGTGGCGTAAATTGTGTTACCTATATTTATGGCATTACTTAAAGTATTACTTGAAAGAGTAGCGCTCTGGTCAGTACCGATAATTATGTCATTTGAACCCGTAGTTATAGTACCATACCCAACTAAAGTTCCTAAAAATGTATCATTGGCTCCAGTAGTCAATGCATTACCAGTTTTATAACCAATAGCTACGTTTTTAGCCCCCGTGCCGCTGGCAACGGCTTGATCGCCGATCACGGTACTATCCACAGTTTGATTAGCATTAAGCGCAAGCGTACCAATCGCAACATTGTTTGCGCAACCACCACAAGTTGCCAAGGCTTGAGTACCAAGAGCGAAATTTCCGCCACCGGTTGTGGCCCCAAGCATGGCGTCTTGACCTATAGCGATGTTTTGTGTGGCTGTAGTGTTGTCGTATAAAGCTCGATACCCAATCGCAACGTTCTGAGCGCCACTCGTGTCTACGGTAAGAGCTTCATAACCAATTGCTACATTCGCCAATGCCGCAGTGGTCATGGTACCAGCTAGAGCTTGATAACCGATAGCAGTATTGGAGTAAGCTGCGGTTGTAGTCTGACCGGCCAAAGAGGATGAGCCTATGGCTATGGAACCATTCGTGGTGCTGTCGGAAGTCGGATAGCTGAGGCCATTGATGCCATTGATATCAATGCCGCCATAAACATCTAATGTACTTGCTGGGGAAGCAGTGCCTATGCCTACAGAACCACTTGAATAGACAAAAGTTGACGCTCCGCCAAAACTTGAGCCGTTATTGTATTGTATGGAATTGGTTGATCCTCCGGGTGTACCACCGCCGCCCGATATAGTATTACAACCATAAGCATTAGTACTGGTCGAATAAGTAAGCGCGTTTGAAGCGCCATTACAATTTGGTATAGGAGAGTAGGCATAAGCCGGAACGCAAGAATACAACAAAGTAAGCAATAATAAAACCAAACGTTTCATGCGACTTGCCTCCAAGTGGTCCCGTTGTAATAGCCGGTCCACGCGCCGTAATTGGAGCCGATGACGTAACCGACGGGGGCTATGGTTATATTATAAGTCGCCGCCGCGCCCGAACCGTCGGCGATAGTATACAGCATGAAGTTTAACGGATTGGAAGGCAAGGTAACGGTGAACGCGTGGGCCCGGTTTATTTCAGTCACGGCCTGATTGGCGGGTATCGCGTAACTCGTGCCAGTGGTAACGATAGAACCGACGGGAGAAGTGTTCTTGGGCAGCGAATCCAACAAATTATCGTGCCAACGGGCGAAGCAATCCGCCCACGGCTTGGTAATTTTGCCCACAGCGTCGGCGATGGGGGAAGATACCGGTGGGTTAGCTACGATGGCCATTTGCCGAAAGTAGCACAAAACGGGACCCGCGCCAAGGGATAACGGGACCCAAGGCGCGGGGCAGTAGTCAGGCCGTGCGGCGACGCGTGCCGGGGGTCGCCCGGCGCAATTCCTCAATCGCGCGATACACGTGCTTACGATAGGGCCGGGACAAAAGGGGAGACGCGACACGGGCCGCGCCTACCGCCTGCTCTATCAGCCGGATTGGATTATGTGACTTCTGTTTCATATCAAGTACTCCTTTGTTTACACGATAACTTTGTAACACAAACATATATAAAAAGTATATATGGGGTAGATGGGACCCGCATCAAGGCGACACGTATTGACAAATATAGGCCGGATGTGAATATATGAACTGCGCCTTAGAGACACTTGAAACAGGACCCGTTATGCCATCCTTGCGCAAGCGAGCCAAGCGATGGCCGACGCGGTTCAAGTCGCGTCGGTTCCGTGGCGCTCAGCGCGGGACCCAGACCTCGTGGCGCGGAATGCGTGTATCGCGGCAAGCAGCGCGTGCACCGCAACACGGAACGCGAGCCGCAGAACCCGAAGCCAGCAACACGGGCCGCATGCGGCGGAACTCCGGCAGAAGCGACCCACCACACGCGCCAGTTGCGGAACAGAACGGAATTGCACGCATATCACACGGCCCGCCACGCAAGCCACGCGTCGCGCGACAAATGTGGCAAGGAAGCAACGCCGTTCACGTTTCGTTCTATTCGCGTGGATCTCGATGCACGCGACTACTTGCGCGTATTTGTCGCCTGTGCTACATTTGTCGGGCGGGAATCGACCCGCGCCACTCAACCAAGGAGACCAAGCCATGACACCGACAGAAATGAAAGCCGCCATCCGCCAACGCGCCATGAACGCCGGGATGGACGCCCTAGTGGCGCGCTTCGATGAAATACGCGACCTGATGGCCGAAGCCGACGGCGAAGGCATCAACAGCCAGCGTGGCGCGCTAGTCGCGGCCAAGCAGGACATCGACGCGGCGCAAGCGATAATCGCCGGACTGCTCGCGCTATAGGACGAAACCGGCAGGTAGCCGGTCGTGGCGTTACGCGCCACTTGATGAGTCCCGCCAGAACTTAACCAAGGAAGGAACGGAACATGACTGAATTCGATGAAATCGCCCAGTCGATCTACGACTAAGCCGTACGCAACCCGCGGATGCGCTGGAAGCTACCCTCGACACGTAGAGCGTGGTTCGCGTTAGTCTATGAGAAGATGCCGCACGAATCCTACAGAGTCATGGACGGCGTAACCGACGCCATCATGGCGTTGATGGAGGCACACCAGATCAAGTAAAGCGAGTTCCATTACATGCAGACCGCGACGCGCGGCACGCGTCATTCTCAACCGAGGAGTTTAATCATGTATCGCACCGGCCTTAACTTCGTACAAAACAATTCCATAAACAGCTGCGCAAACCAAGCAATCGCCGAAAAAGCGCACAAGCGAGTTCTGCTACACGCCGACCTAGACCGTCTCGTCGGGCAACACGCGTTAAGCGACGTGATCGACACACTAGCCGACATCGCCGCCGAGCGAGCCGAAGGCGCGGAGCACGTGTCACGCGACCTAGCCGAAGAATGGGACAAAGCCTGTGGCAAACTCTGCGTCGTGGGCAACGCGACACGGGTATAATAGGGGATGATACAGGACACCTACTGTAGTCTTCCGCGATATCCGGGCGGGGAGAAAAACAACACACGGAAACGTAAACGGACCGTGAACGCCTTCTTAACGCCCCCCCGTCCGGACGTCCTGTCCTTTTTCTTTCTTTCAATATGAGAAAAAATACAGGTAGTGTATTGTAGTGGATTTTGAGGTGGCTTCGGTATCGGTCGTGTCGTGTGTCGCGTATAGTTGTATGCCTGTTTTCTTATCCGGTCATCTATACACCAGTATTGTTAACATATCTTAACGACTTGACATTAAATCCTACGCTATGATACCGTATGCTTAATGGTGCTCGACGCCCTTTATTTGGAGGAACTAGACAAATGACTAGAGGACACGACCGCATAACCGTTGATGACATGGCAGGCAAGGCCGTTTACTGGCCGACCCACGAGGGTTACGTGGACCCGCGCTTTTTCGCCGAACCGCCGCTTATCTGTGAGATCAACGGCTATCAGTGTGGGTTGGTGTACTGTCAGTTTCAACCTCACCACGGCGACCGCCCGTGGCGCGCGCATCGTTTCTTCGATGAAAGTGGCTTCCTGCGCTTGCCGGACAGCACGATACCTCATCTTCATACTCGCGTCGTTCAGCCCGCTAACATCACCGTGTCGAGTGTCGTGGGTCAACGCGTCTTAGGTGTGCGCCGGTTCAATGGCAACTATCCCGACGCTTATCGAGCCAAGTTGGCCTTAGTCTACGCCGTACACCACTTCTGGAAGCGTCGCATGATCGTACTCGACATCATCGACCCGTTAGATTTGCCGCCGCCTGTCGAGTATCGCGAGGCGGTCGTCCGTGGTCCTAACTTTTATCCCTGCTCACTATGCAAGACTATACGCAAGTGTACCGATGCCATGGGTTGCCTCAAGCCCTTGCCGGGTGTCGCGTGAGACGTGAACCGTCCATCAGGTTGAAGAACTTGGACCCCATCGACCAAGCGATGGCGAATGAGATGGCGGTGTTCGATTCGCTTCCGTTCCGCCTGCGCGAGTTCCTTAAGGAGCACGGCGACTATTTCAGGTCGTGTGACGTGCGTTCCATTCTTAGTCAGGAGGGCGGCGACGTTGACTCGACGCTGGCCTTTCTTCATAAGTACGTAGCCAGCATACGCGAGGAGGCCACTTGACAAATACCCCGCATTTGTGTTTTACTACTTGCCTCAACCACCAAGGAGTTACCTATGACCCCTCTCGAATTTTTCCGCCGCGCCGTCGCAGACGCCATGACGGACCCTTGCTATCCGTGCGCTAACCGCCTGCATGCCGCGTGCTGGGTACTACTGCACTACCGCTGGCTTCGCGGCTTATACGCGGCGATGGACACTAGCTATGAAGCCGTAATCGCTTACTGCGCAACTCAGGAGATGTAATATGACCGGTCACAACGACACTGACAAGTCCCGCATTCTCGACCGCCTGCGCAAGTTGTTCGCGCTGTCGAAGTCCAGCAACCAACACGAGGCGGAACTCGCGATGCAAAAGGCTAGCGAGATCATGCAAGCCTACCAAATCAGCCTGACCGAGGTCGATTTGGCCGCCGAGGGTAACATCGGCAAATCCGGCGACTACGTGGTGCACGGGTCGGGTGGCGCGCGCCACTGGGTCTACGTATTAGCCCGCTCCGCGGCCCGATTGTACGACGGCGAGTGTTTAAATGACGCCGGTCAGGGCGAGATGCGTGTCGTGTTTGTCGGCACCCCTGTCGACATCGAAGCGATGAAGATGACCTTCGAGCACTTGTGGAAGTCATGGCACTCGATCGTCGAGTCCGACCTTGCCGCCGATAAGCAGCGCGTCGAGCTTACCCAAGGTTACCGCTTCCAGCCGCGCGACACCATGCGTTATAAGCACGGTCACGGCGTCGGTTATGCGCAAGCGTTGTCCGAACGCATAGCGATGATCGTCAAGGAGCGCCGCGCCGAAGTACAGGCGTCTAGTGCCACGGGTCGCGCGCTGGTGGTGGTGAAGAGTGCGGCGCTGGCCGACTGGATGAAGCGTCACACATCCTGCTACAAGGTTAGTGGAACGTCTTCCGGTTCCAACGCCGGGCGTGACGCGGGTCGCGCGGCGGGCAATTCCGTCCCTCTCGGCGGCATCGCGCAGCGTCGCTCTCACATGATCGGGAGGGCGTAATGCGCACGACGTTAACGCCCAACTTTATTGGATTAGAATTAGTTAAATTGTTAGTAACCAAGGGTTACCCCCGCGAAAGGGAGAACGAGTTGTGGGACTTAGCTACACGCTTGTTATCGACGCCGGTAGAAATTATTATGCCCCCGGCGTGGGGGCAAGAGGCGCTGGAGCCAGAAGAGAAAAATTCTTACAAACAGCCGGAGCCAAACCTAGGCGACGACATACCGTTTTAAAACTACACGCGAAGAATTCTTACAAATAAGGAACTTGAGATGAACCATGGCCACGCTGAGCATAGTGCAGAAGGCGTCGACAAGTGCCCGCAGTGTGGTTCGAGTCGCGTGTCATGTTACGGTTCCCGCAGCCACCCCCGGGGTAGGCGGCGTAGCAAGCGCTGCGCGGCATGTGATTTTAAGTTCTACACCGTCGAAATCCCGCTGGGAAGGCATGCCGGGTCCGACATCGAGCTGATCAAAGCCGAGTTGGAAATAGCGTGCGGAAATCTTAAAGGATTGCTTGACATGTTGACTGCGGGTTCTGACAAATATACTTGACAAATACTAATAGATTGTGCTTTAATACAGTTCGTAAGGCAACTCAACCCAAGGAGACTAAAATGAAGTTACATCACGCGACTATGAAGCGGGCAGCCAAGCTGGGCGTCACGATGACCGAGGCCGACGGCAAGTTCTCAGCCACTCTCGACGACCTTAAGGCTCCCGTGTTCGCCAACAGCGCCGCCGACGCGCTGGACGTGGCGGCGCTGCAATTGGGCGTAAAAACCGCCAAGCAAGCAGTGGCCGCGAAGGTGACCAAGAAAGCAAAGAAAGGCAAAAAGGAGGCCGTGGCCAAGGCCGCCGTGCCTGCCAACCGCTCCGTGGTTCATCGGCAGTATAAGGAGCTTTACGCCAAGAAGGGGGGCAACTCCGGTACCCCCATAGCCAAGGCGTTGTCCGATGCCCTCCTCGGCGAAGGTCCGGGCGTCCTGCCACGTATCGCCAAAGAGAATAGCGTGCCGTGGATGTACGCTCATATGGACATTGGTCGTCAACGGATGTGCCTAGGCACCATCCTTAAGGGCAAGGACAACCGGTCTGAGCCCGTAGTTATACTTGGCAAAAAGGTGACAAACGGCTAAGATGTATGGATTAACGGGCGGGGCTTAACCGCTCCGCCCGCCTCTAACCCCAATTTTTAGGTAGGAGCAGACCCCAGCGGGACGGGGTAAAAGAGACGGCAGAGAAGATGAAGCCTGTGATGGGTGGTAATCTATCAGCGCGGTTGTTCAAACGGAGTAGTGGGAGAGCCTAATCAGCTTGATGTGTCTACACCGGCCCAAATTAAGTTAATAGTTGAACTAAGAAATGGACAAAACATGGCGCACGTAGATAGTATTTGGTTCCACGATGCCTCTGATCCAGAGTGCGTGATGGCTGTTTACACAAAGTTAAAGCCGGACGGTAAAGTGACTGTGAGGGTCAATGTACCCCCACACTTTTATAAGACGATTCTGAAATTAGCGCAGACAGCCGCAGACCATCATGAAGCTAAAATGCAAGCTGAGTTGCTTGCTCAACCCTAACCCCAAAATGAGGTTGTTATGTTCGCAGAAGAAGATTTGATCGAAGGCGAGAAGGCTCCAGTCTTGGGGCCGCATTACTTCGACAGCCGCCGTGTCGCTCAGAACTTCATGAAAAAGTTTGAGGCCGAACAGTTCAAGCCAATGATCGACAAGTTTGCGTCCGACTTGCAGGATAAGCTTTGGGGTGACATACAAAATTATCTCATGAGCGACACGGAAGCCAATCTGCAAGGCGAAATGTGGCGCATGGTCGATAACAGTGTGAAGGCGCTGTTAACTGGCGAAGGGTGGGCGTTAAAGCGTTACGCACTATCCGAGAGATACAATGACGGTGAAAAAATCCGAAAAGCGGTAGCCTTTCACATCCCTAAAGAGTTACAGGATGCTCGTATTGCTGATCTTGAGACTGAAAACGAACGTCTCAAAAAGGCCTTAGTTGGTAGATACCGATAACGTCAAGGAGCGTAATTATGGTAGATACCGATAACGCCAAGCGGCGCAAGGTAATCCTAGACTCGTTTAACCGCTTTACCGAAAATCCTTGGGTAGCTATGGCGATGTCTTCGATACCGCCTAGCGAAAACCCTGACGCGTTGCGCACGCTGATGCGGGCGACGTTCGAGGCCGGTATAGCGTTAGGTGAGGCCAGCGTGTTAGGTCACTTGATACGTGGCGCGTTTCAGGATAAGGATAAAAATTGACAAGGGGACTAAAATGGGCGCGTTGTTTTGGCCGCTATACGATTCTTGGGTAGTGTGGGAGAGGTTCAGATGAGCAAATTTACGCTTGAAATGGACGTGCGCGACATCGACACGTGGCACACTTTAGTGCCGCAAGTATTGATAAGTTTGGCCGCCCGGGTACAAAATCCAAATCATGTTGAGTTTAACGGGGCCGCTTACGACGCTGAAGGAATTGCGGTAGGTAAATGGAATTTAGATGAGGAGTCGGACGAAGCGTTCGATAAATCCGCCGTCAACGATCAACGGCTTGATTTTAAGTTCAAAGTGGGCGATAAGGTCAGAGTGTTGATCGACAAGCCTTTAAACGCGGAATTGAAGGCAGGACAAATAGTAATAATTAGAATGTTACCATCATTTCTTAGCGGTTGTTACACCGTGGAAAGGCTTGATGAAGATGGTTTTTATTGGTCGGTCCAAGAACACATGATCGAGGCGGTTAGTTAATGTTGTGCGTGTCGCGTGTTTGTGGTCTAATCATCCGGGTGGCGCGCGCTGAGGCGTTCCTTGGACACGTGCAACGCGGCTCGTTCTGTGATGGCGACGAGTTTGGCCTAGAGAACCAACGCCACCCATTATTGGAGTTGACATGACCACACACACCGCGCCAAAAGCCCAAGAATGGGGACAGAACATCATTATGACCGGCAAAAATAAAAACTTGATCACAACGTATAAACCAAGATGGTGGCAGTTTTGGAGAAAGCCAACAACATTTCTGTTGGAAGATGGTATTCAAGCAACAAAAAATAAGATGCTTTACAATATTATTGGTGGGGCATTTAAATGACAGAAACGCCCTACCCACGCGGCAAGTTTAGTGAAGATGACGAAGGCGAACTTGCCATGCGTATCGGTGTGCAAGACAAAACAATCATCCTCGATTTTGGCAAGCCGGTAAAATGGCTTGGCTTTGGAAAGCAAGACGCGATCAACTTGGCAACCTCACTTTTAGAAAAGGCGAACCAACTATGAAGAAACTTTGCATCTATCACGGCAACTGTGCAGATGGCTTTGGCGCGGCATGGGTTGTCCGTAAGGCTCTTGGCGAAGATGCTGTTGAGTTCTTCGCTGGTTTCTACGGCAAGGAACCGCCTGATGTGACAGGGCGCGAAGTTATCATGGTCGATTTCAGCTATAAGCGCCCCGTTTTAGAGGTTATGCGCGACAAAGCGACAAGCATCCTCATTCTTGACCATCATAAGACGGCACAAGCCGATCTTGATGGTTTTGAAGGCAAGCCGAGACATGACGTATCAACTCTGTTTGATATGAGCAGAAGTGGCGCAATGATTGCTTGGGATTATTTCTTTCCCAATGTTCCCGCACCAAGTCTTATCCAGCACATTCAGGACAGAGATTTATGGCTGTTTAAGCTCGAAGGGACGCGAGAAATTCAGGCCAGCATCTTTTCATATCCATACGATTTCAAAGTTTGGGATGAATTGATGATGACGGCGCGAAGCACCCTTGTTACGGAAGGTACGGCAATCGAGCGTAAGCATCATAAGGATATTGCCGAACTAGTTGGCGTATCTAAGCGCCGCATGAGGATTGGGGGTCACGATGTTCCGGTGGCTAACCTTCCTTACACGCTTTCGAGCGATGCCGGTCATCTAATGGGGAAAGGCGAACCCTTCGCGGCTTGCTATATGGATGATCCTACGGGGCGCACATTTAGCCTTCGTTCGTCACCTGATGGGGTTGACGTAAGTGAGATCGCCAAAGCATATGGCGGCGGTGGTCACAAGAACGCTGCCGGGTTCAAAGTTGCTATCGGATGGGAAGGGGAATCCGTATGACCGACTCTAAAACACAAACGACACCAATTTGCGGGGAAGCAATTGAAACGGCAGAAGCAAAAAATCTTTTCGAGATGCTTAAGCCAAGTTTGACTAAAGAAAATGCCGATAGAGCAATTGAAAGTATTGCCGCCAGTTCTTTAGGCGGCGGTATTCAGATGGGCGTAAGTTTGCGCCTTATAGAAATGATTTGTAGTTGGCAAATGGAGAATGCGCCATGACACAAACAACGGAAAGAAATACAATGACTGAAGAACAGATTGAATATATGGCTAGACGTTTTTGCGGTTGGCCTCTTCCAAAAGATTTCAATCCTGATAACGGCATTACCTTCGAGCCAATAGGCAATAAAGGTCATCCGACAGCGGAATATGTTAGGGACTTATCCGGTACAAATCTTTTTGACCTTGAACAGGCTAAAGCTATGGTCCGCTACATGGTCGAGGGTATGCCATGACTAAAACGACTCTTGATTATCTTGCCAAACAGACAGCGCATAATATTGTATCAACTTGGAGTGATAGCATTAAAGACGGAGAAAATCCATTTGAACGAGTAAAGAAAATAATTAGAACAGCTTTGGAGTTAGCTAATGAAGACTGATTCACAAACGACTGAAAGCTACGCGGCCTATATTTCCCGAACCGGCCATGAGCGCAAATGCCTTAGCTGCGATGGAACCGGCGAGCATGTCATCTGGACATCAAACCAGTTTAAGCCAGTCATCGAGATCAAGTGTAGCGCGTGCGATGGGCGAGGCCGAGTGAAGGTCAGCGAGGACAACCATGCCTGAATCTCAAACTACAATTCTTCTTGCTGCACTTGTTCTTTTGGCCGGATGCCAGCCGCAACCTAATAGTACGGACAAGGCAATCTTCGTCTGTGAAGCTAAAGGTATGGGAACGGCGGTTTTGACTTGGAAGAAACCAGATGAGAACCAAAGTTGGTGGCATCTAACGGATGTTGAATGCAAATCATGAAATCTAAAACGACGAAAACTCCCCCAAAGACGATCTACCTATTCGACATGGCAGAAGGTTTTGTTTGGTGCGACGTTCCAGAACCCGATTACGAAAAGCGCAATGTATGGGAATACAAATTAGTAAGGAAGTCACATGACGCAGAAATCTGAAACCACCACGACTTGTCCTTCATGTGGTTGCATCCAAGGAGCCGAGCATAAAAGCGGCTGCGTGATTTATAAAGAAATTTCGATGGCTTACGCCGACCACGATACTGGTCCGCAAAGTGTAGATGAGTTTCTTCTTGCAACAGCGCCACAGAATGAGGACTTACCATGATGACCCAAACCACGAAATCGCTCGATAGTCAGACTTATGACTTGGACAAGACTGACGCCGAAAGGTGCGATGCAGCCCAAGCGTTGAACGCAGGACAACAACAGCGTGACAGTCGGAGAGACGACACTCAAATTACGTCAATTAGAGATATAGACATGAGCGACGGCAACGGAATTGGTGCCATCATGAGCGGCCCAACGTGCAGAGGATGCTACGCACTCGGCACTGCATGCGGTAAATGCGACAGATGCGCCGAAGAACGAGCCGCACAATACCGTCCTCAACTATCTAGATTTACGCAACTAAAAATGCTGCGCGATGAACTCGCTGTCCACAATCCGACCAGCGAAAAAGTTCAAACGCTTGATTGGGCAATTCATGTGATGAAGAAAATATCGGATATGTCCGGTGCGGTTCAATATATCGAAGGGTGCTTAAAATGACACAAACGACCGCCACTCCGTGGGATTGGCGCTTTCAACAAAGGAGGAAACTAACATGGGCATAGAATTTGTAATCACTGCGTTCTGCGTGTTGCTGGCCATAGGAATTTTGATTTACTGCGTTGATTTGATACCCGGTTTGCCCGCGCCAATCCCGGTTGTTATTAAAATTATTTTATTATTGTGTGTCGCTCTTTGGCTTCTGAGGCATGCGGGAGTTGTGTAAACATGAAGGGGTGCGCCTGTGAAACGTAAAGCGCCAAATTCGGGCGAATTATGGACTGCTAAAGAAGAAGCTTTATTGGTTGAAGGTTTTGACCTTGGGTTTAAACTTCCGGATTTATGCGCGAGATTGGGAAGAAGCGAAGCAGCTATTTTAACCCGCTTAGTACGACTAAAAAAGCTGGTGTTTATTCCTGCACAGTTAAAGTATTATTGCACAAAGGTTTGGTGGCGTGTACCATGAAAATCGCAGTTCTTGATCTCGAAACTTATTTCTCCCCCGACTGCATTTGATGTTTCCCGAATGGTTTAAAAAGCACTGCCTGACGCTGAGCGAGGGTTTCTTCTTCGGTTTGGGTATAGGTATCGGTTCCAAACTGCTGGAAGCGATGGGCATTAAGTGAGTTACTCTTGTAGCAATTTTAATAGCATGTTATGTTTGTATCTTCTTCAACGTTGAACTTAAGGAGTCAAACATGAAAAATATAAATCTACTAATGGCCTTTGTGGTAACATTAGCGTTCGTGGCGCTGTCTGCATCTTCGGCTCTTGCCGAAGGATGGGGACCAGCTCCTACTAAGCCGCTGCCTCCTAGTGTGTTTCATCGTGGCGTAGTAAGTATGGGTATGGGAAATGGTAAGGGGGTACCTTTTCTGTTATCATCCATTCATACTGCCGAAGTTACTGGCGGCGCAGTATTGATCGCTACCGCTCCAGCATGGATCGGTGAACCATTTCCTGCATGCGGATTGTTCGGTATGAAGTGTTACTACGACGGAGTCAACGACACTTTGGCCGACCGCTACCCAAATGGTACAGAAAACCCGCCTGACCAAGATGTATTATTTTAAATTAGAATCTACCTAGTACCGGCGGGGTTATGCGCCCCGCCGGTTTAATTTTATCTGGAGGGTAAGACATGAGTAACGGTGGATTAAGGTCGTGCGAAACTTGCAAGTTCTATGCGGCGATGCCGCAAGATTTAACGGTGGGTCAGTGCAGAATAAAATCGCCGATGACGTTTTGTGTCATAGGACCGCGAGGACCGGAAGTGTTAGGTGGTTGGCCCACGGTACGGCGCGAACATTGGTGTGGAGAGCATCAGTTCAATATCGTTAAGGCTCCTAATTAATTGCGCGTGGCGCGTGTCCCATGTTACTATTCCCGTGTACAGTTGCTATTGACAAATACATTTGTCGCGTGGTAACTTGTACGCATGGAGGACTCAAACCATGAATTCACACGACCAAATCTTTCCGCGTCGCACCAATGCACTTGGGCTTAAGTTGATAAAAGACCACGAAGGTTTTCACGCTACGCCTTATCTTGATATTGATACCAAGATATGGGCCGTAGGTTATGGCCACAAGCGTACCGTGCGAAGTGGCATGAATATAACTAAGGCCGAAGCTGACAAGTTATTGGACGATGACTTGAAATTATTCGAGCGCATCGTGCAACGTGTAGTTAAAGTTCCTATCAATGATAACCAATTTTCCGCGCTAGTGTGTTTTACTTTTACTATAGGCAGCAACGTCGAAAACACTAAGTTAATGCAATTGCTTAATAGAGGTTGGTACGACCAAGTGCCCGCGCAACTGATGCGGCATACTAAATATGGCGGCGAAATTTTGGGTAGTTTGTCCCGACGCAGGGCATCTGAAAGTAGATTGTGGCTGACCCCGGTATACGAGGAGGATAAATGTGATGCTGCGTTTGAAGCACAAGAGCGCATGTTGCGCGAGGCGGGGATATCGGTATGAGGCATAAGTCGCGGGAATTTGAAGGTAAATTCAAATTGTATTTAAAGTCTACTAGTAGTCCAATAGGTGTATGCGCCGGACAAGATGGAATAACTAATATTGAGCGCAAAGAAATCAGGGACAAATGCTTATCCGAATTGTACACCACCAATCAGCAACTATACGAGGCTGCCTATGACCACGCCAAAGCTCAATTACAACAATCACCCTGAAGTGGCGCGTTTGCGTGCTAGCATAAGCAGCGATAAATTACACGCCATGGCGCGGATGATAGGGATGCGTAAACATACAATTAGGTATGCTACTGTAGACTTTGGTATTAAGAAAAACAAGCGTAAGTTACGCGAAGTAAGACGGGCGATCAGATATGAGCGAATCAATCCAGAAACCGCTAAGTTGCGGCTTGTGTCGGCGTGAATTCGAAGACCGTAGGGCGTTATTACAACATCAGGCTAATTCGAGGCGTTGCCGTAAAGTGGCGCGGCGTAGAGGTCAAGAAGAAGCGCAAATGTACGACTACCATAGGCACAAATTGAGGGAGAACTGTTATGCCAACCCCCGGTTCGTTCGTGAAGTGGCGCGACAAGATAGTATGGTATGTGGGCCCATACAAGGCGACGTCGGGTGAACTTAAACAGGTAGTAATCCGCGATGAACACGACCTTTACGTAGTGATGGAGAATGAAATATGCAGACCAGCGACATAACAACATCAAGCCCCACCGCGATTGACATTAATATTATTCGAGAAGGGAACATAAAACTAGACGACCGTCTGGCGGTGCCCGGCACTGAGTCGCCGTTTATATCGGATGAGCGCCGCAAATTGGCCATGAACATGGCCATCGATTTCAATCGCGGACACGGGTCTGCCGTTGCCAAACTTGTGCGAGATGCTGAAGCCATATTTAATTACTTGTCCTTCGGCACCGTGCTTAAGGACGAACATGCCAATTCTAGCTTCACTTCAACCGGGAGACAATTATGAATAAACTTACATCGGACAGTCGCAAACATATGAAAGCGTCCAGTTTCGGCATACCGTCGGAACGTAAATATCCCATGCCAAATAAGGCCCACGCCGCGAATGCAAAGGCGCGCGCTACTCAACAAGTTAAAAAGGGCAATTTGTCGCCGCAGATGGCAGCGCACATCAAGGCTAAGGCGAATACAATATTAAAGCATCACGACGGAAAATAAACGTACCGAGGAGGGTATTATGGGGAAATCGATCGAGGAATGGCGGGATGACGTACTTGTGCACAAGATAATGCGGGTAACCCATGACGCTTTAATCAGGTGGTGTATACTTAATGACGACATCAATACGAGAATAACTTCGGAAGTTATATTGGAGTGGACTGCCAAAGCGTTTCATGACATGAAGGCCCCCACGGCCAAAGAATTGGCGTCCTATATACCCACGCAATGGAACGCTTTGTCATTCAGCGATCGCATGCAATACCATATTATTAGTTCGATGTTGAGAGCGTTTTTGGAGGGTTGATCGTGCAAATAACCCCCCGAGACGTGGCGCGCGTGTATTATACCGCCGTGCGCGAATGGTGTTTGATCACTAAGCAAGACGTGGGCGACGAATGGTGTAAATTGCCCGAAGCTTATCGCGAGCATTTAACCAAAATCGTGCGCCACGCCTTGGCTCTCAACAAACAACCCAGGCCTAAAGAATTACACGAACAATGCCACAAGGATGCTTTGGCTGCCGGGTGGAGGGCGGGCCCATTTGATCGTAAGAACAAAACCCACCCCGATTTAGTGTCATGGAACGCGTTGCCGTTAGATGCAAGAATTAAAGATTCGTTAATAAGTTACGTAATCGGGGCGTTTATAGAGGGTAGTTACTATTGAGGTCGCGCGCCAAGATGTGCTCTAATCTTCGGCTGTAGTGAATTGACTCTTTCCTTGGTATCAGTATGCAATTCCTAGCTCACAGTCAGGTCGTGCCTTGAGTAGATTTACGCTCATAGCACCAACTAGCGAGGGCGCTAGGTTGTTCAAGTCGTTTAAGAAGGACTATAAGGGCGTCGTTACGCGGGAACCCGAAAAACCCGGTACGTACTTTACAGCGGCCTACAAAGATTTCAACAATTTCGGCGAGATGTGCGCTGCCATCGAATCCGCAATCGAGCATGGTAATACTTGTATACTCCGCGGCGACATCTATAACGGTATCGAAAGCCAGGTGCTGGCGGGGGGTAAAAGCCGCCGCACCAAATTCCAGCGTAGAGATGAACCCCCCGGCTTCGAACCGGCGGTGCGCGACTGGGTTATGCTCGACATTGACAAATTTGAAGTGCCGGAGGAAGACTGGCCTAACGTAAACCCTTGTGTTAACGCTACGGCGGCTGTCAGGTACGTTACCGAACGCCTACCCCATTACTTTAAAGGTGTTTCTTGCTTTTTTCAGTTTTCCGCATCCCAAGGAGTGTTTCCTTCCCGTACGATCTCTGTGCACTTGTTTTATTTACTCGATCGTACCGTATCCGATTCCACTTTAAGGCGTTGGGCCGAGAGTCAACGGCACGTGCCGGGACACTTACCTATAGACCCCGCCGTTTTTGATTGCATACAGCCTCATTATGTTGCGCCGCCTCACTTCGTGGGCATTGACGACCCTTTGACCAAGCGCTACGGGGTATTTGACGGCGAACGCACAATGGTGCATTTCGACGTGCCCGTGGAGACCGACGCCGACGAACCAGCGGGCAACGTCCACGGTTTAGTTAATATTAAGAAATTGAAACCGTATCTCGACGCCATAGGTGACGACGTGGGCCGTCTGGGCTTTAGCGAGGCCATAAAGTCTACAGTTGGCAAGTACTTTCAATTGTACGGCCCTAACGCACACGATTTACCGTTGAAGACGGCGATACGTAAAGCCATAGAGGACGCGCCCAAACGCCACGATCGTCCGATGTCCGGCGTCGGCTCGCCATTACATTATGCTTCCGATGAATGGTTAGACCCACTTATTCGGTCAATTCGCAATAAGGAAATAGACGAAGCAGAAGCCGAGAAGAACATATATAAGGAGATGTTGGAGCGATATATATACGTGGAAGAGATGGAGCGGTTCGTGGACTTGTCCACTATAACTTTCCGTACTAAAACCGGCGTCACGGACGCCCACTGCCACGAAATCCAGCAGCTTGCTCCTGAACTTTTGAACGATGCTAATCTTCGTCGCGTGTCGCGTCTCACTTATAAACCCGGCGCACCGGCTTTATGCGAGGATTACGACCCTAATACCGGCAAGCGCTTCCGTGCGTATAATCGGTATACTCCCAGCACTTTGCAGCCGTTGGACCCTAAGCAGGCCGGGTGGTTTGTTGACCACGTTAATTATTTATGCGACGGCGACCCCGAAGCCTTCGCGGCTATCATATGCTGGTGCGCGCATTTGGTACAATTTCCAGACGAGAAGATTAATTTTGGCGTTCTTTTGCAGGGTGCACAGGGCACCGGCAAATCTTTCCTTAGTCAGGTGTTATCGCGCGTACTGGGGCCACAGAACACGTCCGAAAGCATTACCCCACAACAAGTTATGTCGCAGTTCACGGAATGGATGTCGAACAAACAGTTAGTGACGATAGAGGAAATTAGGGACAAAGACGAACGTTACCGCATCTATGAACACATGAAGAATTTGATAACTGGCGAAGTGGTACGTGTTAATCCTAAGGGACTTCCTGCCTACGACATTCCTAATCGTACTAATTTCATATGTTACACCAATCATAAGGATGCCGTGCCAATGGACGAAGACGACCGGCGTTTTATCATCCATTTTTCGAACGCTAAGCCTAAGAGCGAAGACTATTACATTAAACTAGGATTACTAGTCGAGACGCAATCAGGAGCCGTATTGTCTTATTTGCGCGAAGTGGATTTAAAGAGTTTTAATCCTAAAGGTCGCGCACCCATGACGCAGTCTAAGAAAGAATTCCTGAGTCATTCCGGTGGCACACTAAAACGTTGGTTCAAAGAAAGATTCGATGCTGAATCGTTTCCCATGGATGGCGATTTAATAATTGTTTCCGATATCAAAGAGATATTGCCATCATCCGTGCGTAATGTGCAAAACACCACTATTGAAGACGAGTTGCGTAAAATAGGCGGGGAGAATATTGGGCGCAAAAGATTACCCCATGGTAATCATACAGTATGGGCGATACGTAACCACGCCAAATGGAATATGGCCACCGATGAGACTGTTGCCAGATATTATAAAATCCCTAGTATGGACCACGGAGCGCCTGTATATAGAGAACCGACGCCTACCCGGCGAGAGGGTGGAGGCAAAGACTTTTGATGGAGGACGAGATGAATTTATTAGGGGACGACGACGCGGATGACGTAGTCAAGACCGAACCTAAGCCGGAGCTGATAACCAATTACGATTTCGCGCAATGGTGGA